AAATTCCATAAGTCATTGATTTGAGAGAAAGATCAAATTTAGCGACTGGTGAGAAATTGCTATGAGAATCATTTATGTATTTAGAAGTAGTCAAATTAATATTACTTGCAAATTCCCAATAAAAGGAATTATTAGACATACCAGTACGATAAATATTCTTGAGACCTCCAGAATAGCTATTATAACAAGTATAATTCATTTGAGATTCAGATAACTCAGAATCAAGTACAAGCATATTCGCATTTGATCCAGAAACTAGATGAAACAAATTATGAGTTGGGTTCTTGTAGTTTACAATTACACCACCACTATAGTTTGCATCGATCTCAGGAAGTAAGAATATATCTGGACCTGATAAAGATGAATTAGAAGAAGCTCTATCAAAAATTGATATGCCATCTAGATATATATTTGCAGGATTTCCAGGTGTTGATTGTACATTTAATGTACTGCTTAAATTGACAGAATAGTTTGGACTTGGTGGAGAATTTAGACCAATAGATCCATTACTAGAAGCAGAGATGAGTGTTAGATTTGAAGTATAATATGACTTATTTGTTATTACTAAATTATCATTGATAACTGAAATAGCATAATCAGTATTTATAGAGTTACCATATGTATTATTGGTATCATTATAATTTGATCGCGATTGCAGTATTATTTGTGGAACAGGATTAGAACTATAGTTTAGTATTCTTAATGCACCCTCATTTTGAGTATTAATAACATCTAATGAATAAACTGGTTTTGGATTATTAATACCTAAACAGCCATTATTTGTGAATGAAAATATTTCACTCGATGAATCAACTAATACGCCTAAATCAGTACCACATACAATTTGAGATGTATAAATTAAACTTAATTTTTCTTGATAATATCCACTATTGCTTTGACTAATAGGTCCTTCAAACATCCATGTTTTATAAGCACTATTTGTATTTCCAATGTTCAGAACATACTGTTCAAAGATTAAATTAGCACCAGTATTATCAGCAAAAGTTGGCAATACTTGCGTCAATTTTAGCATTTGGTTTGTATTCGCTGTTGACTTAATATGCACTATTGCTTCAGGTGTACTATTATTTGCAAAATTACCAAAAGCTACGTAATTTGTATTATTAAAAGCAGTCTTATAGAAAGATATCCAGTATTGATTATATGTATCTAAAAATCCCAAATTACCAGTTGTATTGTTAATACCAAAAGTTAATGTATTTCCTCCTGCAGATACAATCTTAATATATGCATCTCCTGCTGATGACGCAAATGTCGCAATTGTTGCCGCTTGTATCGATTGATTTATATAAAGTAATGAATTATCAGTTGTTGTGTTGTTATTATTATTAGTAATCAACATTTTTGTATTTGGATTCAATGTAATCGTGTCTCCCGCAATAAAAACATCATTCGATGAACCAACTAAATTAGAAAGTGCAGGACCAACTACATTCGCATTTATCAATATATTCCCTTTCATCTTATAAGTACCATAAATATTGACATCACCAACAACAGATACATTGCCCCCTACTGTAAGTAATGCAGAATTGTCAGGATTATTTGGATCACTAAATACATTTAAGTTAGACCCAATGACTATTTGATTTCGATTAATAATAGGATTATATTGAGACCATAATGCTCTTTCATAAGATGGATCAGTAGAAGTATTATTACCAATTTCAATTCTGTTATATGCATGTTGTGTTCTGATTATCCATTCATTGCCAACTCCAGATAAACGAATAGCATTTGTAGTCTGATTTATACTTGTCAATAATCTTAAAGTGGTCTCACCTGTACCTGCACCTGTACCTGTACTCTGAATGTCAACATTATATACCGGAAGTGTATTTCCAATACCAATATTTGAATATGTATACACGCCTCCGCCTCCTCCTCCTCCGGCGTACCAATAAGACAATAATTTACCCTGTGATGTATATATATTATCTACTGATAGATTACCAATAATTGATAAACTATAATTAGAATTTGCAATAGTATTAATACCAACATTATTAAAAGTATCGATACCAATAAGAGAATTATAGTTATCATAAGCAACAGTCCAGATACCCATTTGAAGATCAGTACCTCCTCGGTTATAATAAATGTTATTTGTAAATCGAATAGAACCGTTTACATCAAACTCATATTTAGGTGTATAAGTATTTATACCAACACGTCCTGGTGTATAATTTGTATTTGTATGAAAGTTTGTATTAAAAGGATTAGCATATATATTTAATGTTGGTGGACAGTTACTGTTTAGTAATTGTGATGCACCATTTGTAGGGTTCAAATTTGCACCAGGAAAGAAATAGAAGTTTTGACTGATTATCTGATTACCAGTAACAAAACTTGGATCATTTTGCAATGGGGTTGCAAATACTAAACTACCATCATTTGCAAATTGAGAGGAAACAAAGTAATCTGGAGGATGACCAATATATGCTACTTTTCTGAAAGCATAATTACCTTTTTGTGAAATGTCTATTATTTTCAGATCCCATATATCTGATTCGGTCTTATTAATTGCCAATTGTGTATCTACAGAATTATCATTATAGAATATTGAATTTCCAATTGGATTTATACCTGTCCCAAATCTACCTGGTGTTGTAATTCCAAAACCATTATAATTCACATTTGAATTCGGTGACTGTGTAGTAAATGATAAATTTGACCAATTGATACTATCAATAGATGTCTGTAAGTTTCCAGTAAACTTTACATTACGTACTACTAGATCAGATTCGCCATGAATATCATTAACAAAAGTAGAATCATTAACTATTAAAGTATCAACATTTAAGCTAGGAAATCTAAAATAAGTATTATTAAACACACCACCGTTAATACTGCTCGGATTAATACTATTATAATATGGGACTCTTGAATATATGTCATCTAAATGTTTTGGAATACCTGTATAACGATCATACATAATGATATCATGTGCAAATACTGGCCCATCCACTTCAAAAGCCATGGGATTTGATACATTGCTTGATAAATTACTACTATTGGTAACATATATAGTATTATAATTTATCGGTTGATTGACTATATTGGAACTGTGTATAGCTACATTTCCATATTGATCGATTTGAAAACTGGGATAATAATTGCAACTTGGTGGATAATATTCATAATGTGGAATTTCATCTGGTGTAACTAACCCTGAATTGCTAGATGTATATAAATTACTGAAATAACTTTGATCGCGACCAATATGCATTTCAAAACGAGTACCAGGTGGAGTATTGATTATCGCAGGGCTAACGTTTGAAGTCCCGATCATCCCCATTCTTATTCCGGCACTTTGTGTATTTTGCAAAGACAATTGAAGATTATTAACACTTCTATTTGCAGATTCGGCAACATTTAAAGCATATCCATTGCACGACGAAGCAAAAGCATTACCAATCGTGACGTTACCTGCATAATAAATACCGTTTGTTTGATTTTGGTTCGAATTCCAATATACTTGGTTATTTATTGTAAAGAAATGCTGATTACAATAAGTATAATGATCAGTCTTAATAATATTAGAACTATCTACTATATCAATAAATGGAATACTGAAATCATTCGAATGTGATACAGATAATACAATATTTGAAAATACCATATTTTGTCCAGAATAATAAATATAAGTATCGTAGTTTGAAGTTGCCAAATTATTAGATGTAGATTTTGTAAATAGATTACTATTAGCAATATTGTATATATTTGAAATCGTGTAATTGTAGCTATCGGTTAAATTAGGATAAATCCCAAAATTAGATGATGTTTTTCCATAATTTGAAGTTACCATCGTATATTCATTGAAAGTTCCATAGTTGTATTCATTATAAATATTTGAATATGCATTATTAATTATTATAAGATATGAAAGATTTGAGAAATTGTAATTAGATGTATTTGGGGAAACAAAGTTATATGCATTTGAATAATTGCTTGTATTTATGTAGCTTAAGTTATAATCTAGATTAGATATGCTCCAGTAATTATAGATATTGGAATATCCGAAAGATTGATTAAGTGGATTATAATCTAGATTTTGAATATAGACATTTGAATAATTGTAATTAGATGATGTGTCATTGTTTTGAATGTTTAAATTACTTGTATTATAATTACTTGAAATAACGTTATTTGTTATATCATTCGAGGTATTAAAATAGTGATATTCATATATATTCGAAACACCGAAAGACTTTGTTAGAATATTAACGCCTAGATTTGAATTTACTACATGAAATCCTTGAGATGGCACATATGTAATTATTGGACTATTAATAGTATAATTACTTGTATGAAAACACCCATTATTATTTATATACAGATTCGTATTATAGACATTCGAAACATTACTTGGTAAAAAATTACTTGTTGAATAGTAATAATTTGAATAAACCTGGATTACTCCTGCATTTGAGAAATTATAATTGTAATTATTAGATGAATAAATTGTACCAGTAACCATTATGTTTCCATCAACATAAAGTCCATAATTATAATTACTTGAGCGAACATCTAAAGATGTATTTATAGCAATACCAGTTTTATCAACTTGTAAACCATAAGTGTAGTTGCAATTTCCAGTATTGAGATTATATATGCTTTGTTCTGCAACAATTAAATTTTGTGTAGGTGTCAAATTGAGGTTACTAAGCGTATTTTCACTAATCCCAATACCGATACTATCAACTTCTACAATAGTAGGTTCATAGTTAAATGGACTTATATTATTTAGTACATTTGGATTAAAATATGAAGGATTATTATTATCCATATACCTCTGCTACTAAATCAGAAAAACAATAGACCTTAAATGAATTATAATCTTCCAGAATTTTTCAAATATCTATGTAAATTCTTAGTTCGAATATCTTTATCTATTACTGGATCAAATCTTCCATTACTATGTAAGTAAGTTATTTCTTCAGGTGTTAATGCATCATTATACATATCCATACTTACACCATTTGTACTAAATACTCCATAATTAATTTCGCCGCCTTCACCGCCTCCACCGCTTTTGCTGCCTTCGCCGTACATTTTTGTTAACAAACCAGACACTCCACTGCCTTCACTGTTCACTCCACTGTTTCCACTGTTCACTCCACTGTTCACTCCACTGTTCACTCCACTGCCGCCACTTCCGCTACTAGCACTAGCACTGCTTTTTCCAGTTATTAGTATATCTTCAATGTTTTCTTTTTCTACATCTGCTTTATTTTTAGCATCTTGTTTAGCTTTAAGAATAGAACCTTGAGCATCAGATTGACTTTTAGAATATGTATAAAAAGCTGCTGCGCCGCCGCCACCGCCACCACCGCCGCCTGTTTTAGGATTACTTGATCCTGTTGATTCTGAGATATCATATGGATTTGGACTATTTAATTGATTTGGTCCATTTCCATCGGGATTATTACCATTATATCCATCATCTAAGATAGAAGTATATCCATTATTATTTTCAGGATTTTGCGAATTCATAAAGTTAGCTGCATCACTTATAGGATCCCCACTGTATGTCCCGTCACCTCCTCCGTCGCCATTTTGCTGATTTTTGAGTATTCCGTTTCCGTTGTCAGTGTCACTTATGTTTAAAAGTTTCAATAAATATTCATTCTTATCATCGATAGTCATTTTACCTTCATCGATAAATTTATCAATTAAATCAGAGATTCTAACAATATAATCTACAGATGAATCATAAGTACCAAAATTTGAATATATATAAGTACCAATTCCGTCACTAGCGCCAGCACTACCACTACCACTACCAAAATTTAAATAGTCATCTGCAGATAAAATACCTCCTTTTAACATATTATTCAATTTCATATAAGCAGTTAATTGAATTAATCGCATTTTATAGTCAGTCATATAGTCATAGCTTCCGGCATTATCAATTGTACTTTTTAGATCTGATAGATGATCAGAAGATATATCGTTGAAACTGTTGTCAAATACTTTTAATTTTCCATCATCTAGTAATACTAAAGTACATGTTCCAGTATAGCCATTCTTTACAATAGCAAGAGTCCATATTAATGTTGCGGGATCTTTAGCAGTTGCTTGAGAATAAATGTTTAAATTTCCATTTTCAATAATCATTTTTGTGTTAATCATCCCATTAAAGCTAATTATTTTTACTTTAATTGCATATTTTCTAGGATTCACACCGCTATTGCAGAGCTTCAATATATCAAGAGTTGGTATTAAATTATAATAAAGTACAAGTTTATTTGATTCTAGGATATAAAAATATCTTTTATTTGGTGAAACAAGCATATATCGACATCCAGCAAACATCTCAAAATCATTTTGTAAAAAACACATCAATAATCCATTAAAAGAATCAGCATTAAAGTATTGTTTTATAGATATATGTGTAGAATCTAATCTATAAGACCTGAAATAAGTCATTGGATACGCATTAGTATTTTTATTTGAATCATATATTCCCATAGCTTGATGAACGCCATCACTTTGTTTACAATATTTATTCGTATCACTTTTGCATCCATAAACATAACTTGAATTTGGAGAATTATACCATTTCCATGTACCGTCACCATCCCAGTTTACACCAGGATCTGTTGGTATCATTTGATGTATTTGACAACTTGAAAAAGGTTTGAAACTATAAGATACACTATTAATAATGCGAAAAAGCCATCTATTAGAATTAGACAAAAACCATAAATCAGGATATACTTCTCTGTCTTTTGTCATTGAAGGAAAATATAACCATGATTCTCCATTCTTATTTTCAACATCATATGCTGATAATATATAAACTGGTCCGAAAATCTTCGCAGTTTTTTGAGTACTTAAAGAAATATCTTTAACTGCATTAAACATATTACTAGCATTCTGAAGAGGTGTCGGTCCAGGTAATAAAGAAGACCCTTGTATTAGTTTACGCGATCCTACCATATTACCAGTCGCGGAACCAGTCGCGGAACTATTTGCATTTATCATAAAATTTACAAAAGCAGACCCGGAACCACTCCCGGAAAAATGCTCATGTTTAGAACTCGAACTTGAACTCGAACTTGAACTCGAACTTGAACTTGAACTAGAACTACTAGCTGTATTATATACGATTGGATCTGGTAGGGTTTTCAAAATATCTAATATTTTACTTTGTAATTCTATATAATCTTTCGACTTAATTATATAATATAAAAAAGGTGCTTGTGCTAATCTATTATCGGTTATGTAGTCTTGTTCTGTGAATCCGGAACATCCGATTGGTTTAAAAGGAGGTTGTATAGGTTTATATTGTGGCACTATAGGCCGTGATTGTCTATGCCCCATTATATATTTATGAGATATGAAAGTTCATTGTTTATATTTATAATTTTTCGAGTTGCCAATAAATTATTTAATTTTTCAAATGCCATTTTATCTTTTGTATTTTCAAGTTTGTCTTTCATTTCTATAAAATCAGAGTCAGTCAATGCTTTATTTTCCTTTAAAAGAGACATAAAGTAGTTATCTGATTTTAGATTAAATTGCAATTTATTCAATTCGTGATTAAACTGAATATATCCGAAAGCATCTTCGGTACCTTTGCATAATTGATATAATTTATCAGATTCACTTATTTTCTTACCTCTAATCTCACCAGAAATAACATTTTCCAAAACGACTGTTGATCCAATACTAATTTTTACAATAACTTTATAATCTCTTTTTTTACATTCATATATAACCTCAACTGTATTAACAGCTACTTTTTTAACAACTCGTTTTTTAGCTGGTATTTCGCCGCTCCCTGCGCCGCTCACCGCGCTCCCTGCGCTGCTCCCTGACGCGACTTGGCCCGCTGCTGCTCCTGCTGGCATAGGAGTTTTAGGAGTTTTAGGAGTTTTAGGCGTTTTTGGAATTGCTGTTATTTTTGCTTTTTTTTGCTTTGGTTCTTTGGGGACTGTTAATTTATCAATGAATTCTTTAAATAGAAGTTCTTCAACGACTTTCATTTTGAGTGCCTGTATACGGGACTTACATTTCTTGGGATCTTGATAAATTATTTTATCTTTAAGTTCCTCTTCCATTTGTAACCAGTATCCTGGTTCAAAATCATATCCTGGTAACTGATCAACACAAAGCGTATAAAGCTGGCTGATTGGCTTTTTAAGCTGATTAGTTATGTAGAATTTATAGTCAGGTGTCAAATTATGCGCTCGAATATAATCTGGGCTTTCAATACGATCACCTTGCAATTTAACTTCTATTCCAGGGTCTAACAATATATATACATAGGGGACTCTTTCATTTATCATTGGCTTATTGCCTTCATCTCTTTCACCTATTCGATCTGCTAATACTTTGTGCGCTATTTTAGTTGGGTCTTTATATGACCCCTTCAGAGTTTTAGAAACTATCAAGTTTTCTAAACTCATCTTTCCATCAATCAAATCCTGCAATGAATCTCTCAAAAACTTGATAGACTCAGATAAGTTTGTTTTGTTTATTAGAATTTCAATAATACCACCATAAATAATTTTGACAATTGGTGCATAATCTCTGCGTTTAATTGCCAATCCCATAGATTTCAATTTCTTTTTCTCAGGATCTTTCTCATATAAATTACCTACGTATCGTTTTTTACTCAATAATATAAATGGCCACAAGACCTTTTCATAAGCCAAATTTTGATACAATGGCATAATCTTCTTAATATTCTTTTCAATCTCTTGTCCCATCTTAATGGCGATTACCAGAGCTTCTTTACCATAAACGCGATTACCCGCATCATTATAGTTTGGAAACTTACAGAATATTGAGTCAGTATTTTTAACTATTATATTTCCAATACCTGCTTGAAATACGCCTTCTTCTGTTTCTAAGTCATAAACATAATCATCATAAGAATCATACAATTTTTCTATCTTTTTGATAGCATTATGTGGTTTTCGTTGTTTTTTAATAGTCCAAGTAATTCTATAAATATTTAATTTGTCTTTTCTAGAATTAATTGAAACATTATAATCCAATGATTTCAATAATATAAAATATGTTTGCGCAGTTATTTGATTTTTTGTATCAATTCTATGACAACCACATTTTTTATTATCATTTCTACAACCATCACTATCAAATAATCCTTCTAAAAAGGATTCTTTTATTTCTTTATTTGAATTCAATATAATT